GGCTAGAACATATAAACCCTGGAAAAATCGATTCAGTAGATCTCGATCTATTGCTAGTTATCTTAAGCGAGCGATTGAAGCCGATATTATCACTGAACAGGGTGGAGTTGAATCGGTAGACTCTGCTCAAGTTCAAGGTATCATTCGATCTACTGCTGGTGACTCTGCTTCTATTAGAGATTTTACAGTCGACTCAGCCGAGGTTGTAAACCTTATTAACGACGAATATGTTAAAGCTAAAGTTGATGGTACATATATTCGCGATTATATTGACGAAGCTTATATTAAAAGTTTCCTTGATTCTGCATATGTTTCTAGCCTAGCAGGAGGAGGTGCTGCTCCTACCATCACATCTGTTACTCCTACTTCCTATAACGGTACTTCAGGAACTACTATCACGGTCAACGGTACTAACTTTGCTATTGGTACATACGTAGACTTTATTGTGTCTGATGGTAATAGCACAGAATATAGAGCTTCGACTACGACTCTAGTGTCACAATCACGTGTAACAGCAACGACACCCACTGCATTTTCTGCTTCTGTTGATCCTATCACTGTAAAAGTTACAACTCCTAACGGAACAGCTACTGCATCAAATGTGCTCACGACTGGTAGTTCACCATCATGGAGTACTGGCACAAATCTAGGTTCATTTTCTAAAAATTCCCCTGTAGATCTAACGGTTGTAGCTACAGACCCACAATCTCAACCAGTTACATATCAAGTGAAGTCTGGCAGTTCATTGCCTACAGGACTATCTCTTAATTCCAACACTGGTAATATTACTGGAACATTAAATTATAGTATATCATCGAATACAAATGTGTCAACTATCATTACAGCGAGTGATACATCGAGTAATACGACAGACAGAACATTTAATTGGACGATTACTCCAACATCATCTATTTCTATGACATGGACTTTCCCAGTTATAGGATCTAGTACTCAGGGTCCAAACTACATACAGTGTAGTGACTGGATGCAAGCAAATCTTTCTACCAATGGAAATTTTGATGATCTATTTTCTGCATACGGCCAATCAGCTGGTAGTACCCAGCAAGGAATTTGGTGGTTAAGACCAAATAGAACTGTAAGAGTAGATTATAGAGTAAAAGGTGCGTCAGGCGGCAGAAATTATTACAATGGATCATATGGTGGCGGTCAAGGTCGTGATATTTCCGGATCTTTTTATTGTAGTGCTAATAACCATATTGGATTTATGGTAGGTCGTGCTGGTAGTTCTTATTACAATTCAACATATGACTATGCTGCAGGTGGTGGCGGTGGTGCATCCACTATATTTGTAGCTCGTAATGGATACTCCACCAATTCTAGTTATTGGTATCCAGCAGTAGTTGCAGCTGGCGGCGGTGGAACACCAGGCGGGGGATATACAGGTTATTGGAGTCAACATGATGTATGGAGTGCATTGCCATTAAATTTCCCATTTAGGCAAGGTGATAGCACTGGCGGTAGATACAATCAATATGCATATCATTCAGACTATACTTTTTATGTTGATGGCGGAGCAGGTTGGGCGTACAATAGCTCTAACTACAGCACCTCGAGCAACTGGAATCGTACCGGTGCGTCGATGCTGAAAGACGCTACTTATCCAGGACATTCTGGGCGGACTTGGAACGTGTCGAGTCGAAATCTTTATAATAACGTGTTATATTATAGACTATTTGGTGGATTCGGCGGAGGAGCTGGAACATGGTACCAAACCAGCAATACAACATCTTCTACTAATTTTCAATATCATACTTTTGGAGGTGGAGCTGGTGGATACTATGGTGGATATCCAACTTCGTTTGTGGGCGAAGGTAGCACGTCTTCTCTCGGATATACCAGACAATATCCCTTTGCAACTGTAGTAGGTACAGGTCATACTCCCTCCAGCACTACCACCACCGGTTCAAATAACAACTACTATGGTGCTTATAGCTATGCACTTGGTTTAGAAACAACTGGAACATATACACAAGATGGTGGTAGTGTTGCTGGTACTGCGCCATCTGCAGGTCAAACCGCCCCTGGTGGATCAACCTATGGGCCATATTGGAATAGTACACTTCCAAGACCTACGGATCATGGTGTCCGCAATACAATATACAATGACGGCGAAATTACTGTAACTGTAAGTGCAGCATAATCTCTAATCCAAAAAACATATAAATAGTCTCAGATAATTTTAACACGTCGGAGACTATACAATGGCACCTCCATCAAGTAGACAAGAACTCATCGACTATTGCAAGAGGAAACTCGGGGATCCAGTCCTTGAGATCAATGTCGATGAAGATCAGATCGATGACAGAGTAGACGAAGCTTTGCAGTACTGGCAAGAGTATCATTTTGATGCTACTGTTCGTACGTTTTATAAGCATCAGGTGACTGCTGCAGATAAGACAAATGAATACATACCTATTCCAACTGACATCTTGTTTGTTAATAAGATGTTTCCGATCTCTTCTTCATTTGGTACTTCTTATAACTTCTTTGATATTAAATATCAGATGATGTTAAATGATATTGCCGATATGCAACATTATGCAGGTGATCTTGCATATTATGAACAGATGCAGCAATATCTAGGCATGTTAGACATGAAGTTAAATGGTCTTCCACAAGTTCAATGGTCACGGCATGAAGATAGACTTTATGTACATGGAGATTTCCAAGATGATATCAATATTGGCGAATATATCATCTTAGATGTATATCAGTTAGTCGACGTATCGAACAACTCAGTATGGAATGATTGGTGGCTAAAAGAGTATGCTACTCAATTGATTAAACAACAATGGGGTACTAACCTTATCAAATTTGAAGGTGTTCAACTTCCAGGCGGTGTGACGTTTAATGGAAGACAAATGTATGATGATGCAACGGCTGAGATCGAAAGATTAAAGGAAAGAATTCACGAAGACTTCTCATTCCCTGCGCCAATGATGGTAGGATAATATGGCGCGTAACTTCTACTTTACTCCTAAAGTTAGATCTGAGATGGAATTGTATGAGAACCTCGTTATTGAGGCTCTACAAATCTATGGTCAAGATGTTTACTATCTCCCACGAGATTTAGTAAACTATGATAATGTGTTTGGTGCCGATCCAGAATCTACTTTTAATTCATCTTATAAGATTGAGATGTATATCGAGAATGTAGAAGGGTTTGATGGAGAAGGTGATCTCTTCACGAGATTTGGAGTTGAGATCAGAGACGAAGCAACGTTTATAGTATCTCGTTTGAGATGGCAAAATCAAGTAGCACGATATGATAATGAGATCTTGGCACAAAGACCGGTAGAAGGAGATTTAATATATCTTCCTCTAACGAAGAAATTGTTCCAAATCATGCATGTTGAGCATGAACAGCCGTTTTATCAGATCGAAGACATACCTACATATAAGCTTCGTTGTCAGCTCTTTGAATATAGCGGCGAAGATCTTGACACTGGTGTCGCAGAGATCGATGATATCGAAAGAGATTACTCTTATCAATATGATTTATGCTTGACAGCACCAACTGTACCAAAAGTGCAGATTGTTATGGACAGCGACTATATGATTCCAGCATATGTCAATGGTGGTTATGTCAACATGGCCGGAAAGATCAAGCGTATTGACGTGATTAATCCTGGCACATACTATTCTACTCTACCAACTATCTTACTCGATGGATATGCTGTTGATAGTGGAACTGCAGTAGTCAATGGTTTATTGAATGGCGGTATTACTTCTATTAGTATTACTGATTCAGGTGATGGATATATTGCCACACCTACAATTACATTCGTTGGTGGATCAGTCGTAGATAGTGATTACCGTATTGGTGATGACGTTTATCAGACTTTACCTTCAGGCGCTAAGATGAAAGGTGAAGTTGTAGACTACATCTTAGATTCTGCTGGTGACGCTTGTAGACACCTAAGATTGACACATGTGGGTCGCGATGACGGAGTGTTTGGTAACTTTATGATTAGTGATTCTTCTGCTATAATAAATACATCACGTGGTGGTGGATTTAATGGCTTATTCGTCGAAAGTATTACAGAGATCAATAAAGTATCACAGAATGAACAAAACGATAACTTTAGCGATGAGTCTGATGACTTCTTAGACTTTAGTGAAGAAAACCCATTTGGTGATCCGGAGAATCAATAATGTTTGGTACTTATTTCTATCATGAGAAAACAAGGAAGGCAGTCGCTTTATTCGGTAGACTGTTTAATAACTTGTATGTGATGCGTACTAATTCTTCTGGACAAGTTATTAATCAAATTAAGCTACCTTTAGCTTATGCACCGAAAGAGAAGTACTTAGATAGAATTCGTGAGAGTACTGACTTACAAAATGGTGGTGAGATAGTAGCGATAAAACTACCAAGAGCATCATTTGAGATTACCGGTATTACCTATGATACCAGTCGACAGTTGACGAAGACCAGTAATTTTAATCAACCTGGTAGTACATTGCTCAAGAGGACAAAGGTATATTCACCAGTCCCGTATACTATTTCTTTTCAATTAAATATATACGCAAAGTCTCATGATGATTCTTTACAAGTAGTAGAACAGATTTTACCAACTTTTAATCCTCAATATACGTTAACGATTAAACCGTTCCCAAATAAGTTTCCTAACTTTGTTGAGGATATACCAATTATTTTAACGAGTGTAGACTTTACTGATGATTATGATGGCTCGATGCAGTCACGAAGATCCATAATTTATACACTCAACTTTGATATGAAAGTCCAATATTACGGACCAGTGGATAATGAATCTGCTATCATTAATGAAGTTAATACTGAATTCTTCTTTATGGAAGCAGGTACAAATGATTCTGATATTTCGGTGCAGGGCATGAGAGTTCGAGCCGATTCAAGTGGGGCTGGTATAGGAGTCAGTCCAGATAGTGATTATGGTTTCATAACCGATATCACGCCTACATATATTGATAGTAACTAGTCGTTAGTAGGAGTAAAAAATGACTATAACTTTAAGAGGAACTAAGGGCGTTGAACTGACTCATGCTGAACTAGACGGCAACTTTACCGATCTCGACACTCGAGTTAGTGCGCTAGCAGGATCTCTCGATTCTGCAAAAACTTTGGCTTTAATCGACTCAAACTATATTAAGGGTCAAGCTGATTCAAACTACATCAAAGATCTAGTAGATTCTAACTACATTTCACAGTATGCAACTGCTGGAACTATGTACAAATACTTTTATGAAGCCGATTCAGGTGATAGAGTATTTAGTGATAGTGACATTCGTGGTAATGTACTACTCTTTGATTCATCAAATATAATGGTGTATAAAAATGGCATCTTACTTCATGAAGTGTATGACTTTACGATGACAAATAAAAACACTATTACATTGACCCTCTCTATGGACAGCGGTCATGATCTAATCATAACCACCTGGATGTAGGAGAATAAGATGGCTTTTTGGATTAAAGATCAATATCAAAACAAAAACGTTCAAGTTTCCTTAGGATCTTGGATGGCAAAACTCATTGCTTCAACTGCTGATACTAATTGGGGTGGCTATGCCGGCCAATCGCAGACGAATCTAATTACATTTGCAAATAGAACCTTATTACAACAAATGCAAGCTTCTTACCCTGGTTTGTCTAGGCAAATTAACTTTAATCCAGTAGGATTGGGTATTGGTACAATTTTTACAGGTTTCAGTCCTACGGCTACTTATAGGCCAACTCGATTGCAAACAAATTTTATTGAACCACAGACTTATAATAACTCAGGCAATATACAACATCAATTTTTAGCAAGAGGATGGAGAGATATAAGTGCTGTAGAAGATAGCAACGGCTATGATGGTATTTCTTTTGTTGATTGGGGCTTTACTCCTCCTCCTGGCCGACAAGGTGTAGGTGGTGATACAATAGTATCGCAGCCAATTAAATCAGACGATCGTATCTATTTTGAGATTGAAGTTACTGAAGCACCTAAACTTGTAGATTCGAACGGATATGCTCCACCGGTTGATTTTATTGGCCGCGCGTATGGAAATCATCATGCTTCTGGCGGACTTCAATTAACAATTGCGCCTGAAAATTGGTATCAACCGGCAGAGGATCCGCCGGCACAGGGAAGATCATTTAATTTAGATATACTATCTAAAGCAATGATTAATAATCATGGAACTGACCGTACTGGTAGTGGTAACGACCTAGATCGAGCTCATAGCTGGCCATATTATAAGACTAATGTATCAGTAAAACATGATAGTGATGTTGGCAATCTAATTCAAGACGGTGATATTATCATGATTGCAATTGACGGAGTAGCTGACTCAACTGGGGAAAATCGTTTATTCTGGGGAGTTAACGGTGTATGGGCAAAGGCTGACGCGAGTGATCAAAACTTTGGTGTTATTGCTTCTCATACTACTTTTGATCCAGCAGATGACAATATTAGCTTATCTGATGCTCTACGTCCTGGTGTTTCTTTAGAAACAACTGAAGATCCATATTACCTATATCTATCTCCATTATGGTCTGATTCGTCTGTAGGTGATGGCACCGGTGCGATGTATACTAATTCTGATAAGTACTGGAAAATTTATGCGATGCAAGCTGTAGCTGGAGGTACTTATAGATATTTAGATGCTAATATAACTATCAAGACTGGTACCGATGTAACTTACACTCCACCTACAAGTGGTAGAGGATATACATTTAAGGCACACTAAGATGAGTGATGAAAAAGATAATGTAAAGAATGACTACGATTATTCTCGTGAGACATATTACCAACTCATAGAGCGTGGCAAAGATGCGCTCGAAGACATGATAGAGGTTGCTCGTTCAAGCGAGCATCCTCGAGCTTATGAAGTCTTATCAGGTATGATCAAGAACGTCTCTGATGTGAATGATCGCCTGATGGACTTGAATAAAAAACAAAAAGAAATTCATAAAAGTGATGAAGTAAAGCAAGTAGAGAATCAACAGAATAATTATTTCTTAGGTTCAACAGCTGATCTTCAAAAGATGCTTAAACAAGAAAATGAAGTGATTGATGCAGAATCTGAACCTGTCATACCAAGGGAATCCTAATGTAAAAAAAGATGGAGTTCAAGAGAAATGGACTCCGGAGCTTGTTGAAGAATATAAAAGGTGCATGAATGATCCAGTTTATTTTGCAGAAAATTATGTAAAGGTTATCGCTCTCGATAAAGGTTTGGTTAGTTTCAAGCTTTATCCTTATCAAAAGGAAATGTTTGGACACTTTAAGGATAATAGATTCAATGTTGTTCTCGCATGTCGTCAATCAGGTAAGTCAATATCTGCCTGTGCATATCTTCTCTGGTTCGCTATATTCAATTCCGAAAAAACTGTGGCCGTCTTGGCAAACAAGGGCGCTACTGCGCGTGAAATGCTATCTCGCATTACACTCATGCTCGAGAACCTGCCGTTCTTTTTACAACCGGGTAATAAAGCACTCAATAAAGGTTCTCTTGAATTCAGTAATAATTCCCGCATTATTGCTGCTGCTACTTCCGGTAGCAGTATTCGTGGCATGTCTGTTAATCTATTGTATCTCGACGAGTTTGCTTTTGTTGAACGCGCTTCAGAGTTTTACACCTCAACGTATCCGGTTGTATCGTCAGGTAAAGACACTAAGGTCATTATTACATCGACAGCTAATGGAATTGGTAACCAGTTTCACAAGATTTGGGAAGGAGCTCTACAAGGAGTAAATGAGTTTAAGGCTTTTCGAGTCGACTGGTATGATGTTCCGGGTCGTGATGATGATTGGCG